CCCCCGCAAAGATGGGACCCGCGAGATCGACCGACTGATGCTGTGGGCTCCACCTCAAAGTGGAAAATCGGAAATCGTCTCGACCCGCACGCCCGCCTTCTGGCTCGCCCATAACCCCGAACTACCCGTGGCCCTCATCTCCTACGGCGGCCACCTGGCCTACCGCAACTCCCGCAACGCCAGGGCCGTGCTGGATCATCCGGTCTACCTGAGCCTCTTCCCGGAGGCGCTCAAAGACCCCGGCAACTGGCGGCAAGAGGACTGGCACCTATGGGGCCACAAAGGGTATTGCATGGCCGCTGGCGTGGATGGCCCCCTGACCGGCCATGGCTTCGGCCTGGCCGTCATCGACGACCCGACCGAGAACTGGGCCAAGGCGCAGTCGGACCTAGAGCGCGAGAACCTGTGGTCGTGGTACAACGGGACGTTCCTTACCCGTATGTGGGAGAACGGCGCGGTGGTCATAATGCAGACGCGCTGGCACCTCGATGACCTCTGTGGACGCATTCTCGCCCGCGAGGGACGCGTAGAAGACGGAGGACGCTGGACGGTCATCTCGTACAAGGCGTTGGGCGAGCCGGGGGACATCCTCGGAAGGACACCCGGCGAAGCTCTCTGTCCGAGCCGATACAGTAAGGGGTACCTGGAGAACCTGCGCGATACGATGTCGGCTCAGGCATGGTGGGCGGAGTACCAACAGACGCCGATCCAGCCGGAAGGCAACCGGTTCAAGATTGGCCGGATTCAGATGGTCGAGTCGGTGCCCGCCGAGGTGGCAGAGATTCTGGTGACGGCTGGCAACGACCCGGTGATTGTCAAGGTCCATGGCGGTATGCGTTTTTGGGACTTGGCCGGAACCGCGAAGAAGGAGCACAAGCAGGACCCCGACTACACCGTCGGCACTTTACTTGCCATCCACAAGGGCGCGACCTATGTCCTGAACGTGACGCGCGGACGCATGGACCCCGAACAGGTATGGGACCTGGTCAAGAACACAGCCAAGGGCGACGGCAAGCGAGTGCGGGTGCGCATCGAACAGGAACCCGGCCAATCGGGCAAGGCACAGATCGCCGCTTTTGTCAAGATGCTCCAGGGCTACGACATCGCGGGAGTTCCGGCGAGCGGCGACCCCCTGCTCAGGACCGATCCCTTCGCGGCCCAGGTAAACGCGGGCAACGTCTTCATACTCAAGGGGTCGTGGAACCGAGAGTGGTTGACAGAACTCGGCAACTTCCCGTTTGGCAAACATGACGACCAAGCCATATCTGTGGGCTCTGGATACAGCGAAGAGGCTACCGGGCAGAAGTTCCGGGAGGTCACGTTTGCTCACCTATAACGGTAGTGCATTTGTGCTTGCGGCGACCCGCCAATTGTCATACTCTGATAAGAAGGACCGTCGGGTCACGTCCTCTTCGCGTCTGGTCTCAGGAGTCAGTCTATGAGCAAACGTGCAACCGTCAAGGTGCCTGCCGCGCCAGCCGAAGCCCCGACCGGAAAACGCGCCGTAGACCTGGCGCAGTATCTGAGCCGCTGGGTGCCCTTTTGGGGGCATCCCGGTTGGCTGGTCGCCGAGAGGTGGCGAGCATTCGTCCGAAACCAGCCCATCGCCACGGTCTGCCGTGACACACTCATCCAGAACGTCCTATCCATGCCTTACGCGATCACTGCACGCAAGCCCGATGACGCGCAGAAACCTGCCATCCGCAAGGCCATTGAATACTACACCGAACTCCTGGACGGCCTTGAGGGTGACTTTGACACCTACATCGAACTGATGTGCCAGGACATGCTCGACCTGCCCTTCGGGGCCGCCGCCGAGGTTGGCCGCGAGGATGACGAGGCCGAAGGGCCGGTCCTGTGGATGGAGCACATCGACGCCGCCACTTTGATGCCGACTGGCGACCCCGAGTACCCTGTGACTCAGCGCGTCCAGGAGATGCCGGGAACCATCATCAACTTCCCCAAACACGCCATCGAGCGAATGTATACTAGCCCGCGGCCCGAGATCATGCGCCGAGGTTGGGGCATGGCTCCGCCCGAGAAAATCTACCTGGCGATGGAGATGCTGTTCCGGGGAGACCGGTACTACGCCAACCTCCTGCTGGACACACCCGAGGCGGGCATCCTCGACCTGATCGACATGGACGAGGATTCTGCCCTCAAGTGGCTCGCCTCCTGGCGGGACCTGTTTGAGGGCATCGACGGTATGAAGGTGCCGGTCCTGCATTCGCATCAAAAAGCCGCAGTCTGGATTCCGCTCAACCGTCCCCCAATCGACCTCATCTACGACAAGACGACCCTCAAGTACGCGCAGATTCTGGCCGCCGGGTACGGGATGCGCCTGTCGGACATCGGGCTGGACGAGATGGGCGGCGAGAAGACCCTGGCGGGCGTGATCCGGGGCGAGCGGGCCACCAAACGCAGCGGGTTCGCCCAGGTCAAGACCAAGGTCGAAAACCACTTCAATCGCATATTGCCCAAGGAACTGATGTTCCATTGGCTGGACATGGACCAGGAGGCAATCGTCGCCCGAGGTCAGGCCATCGTCGCCATCGGTCAGGGCCTGACAGCCCTCAAGGCGGGCGGCTTCATCGACCAAAAGGAAGGCCGGGCCGAACTCATCGCTACCGGCCTCATGCAGACCGACCTGGACCCGAATACCTTGCCCGAGGAGCCGCAGGTGCCACCCCAATTCCCATTCGGCGGCCCCAAGGACAAGGATGGCAAGCCCATCGAGAAACCCAAGGAGCGCAAGGTTCCCGCCTCCGACGGCGGACGTGGGGAAGCAGTGGTCGAGAAGGCCGAGTCGGAGTTTCCGGGCGAGAGGCGACTGGAAGAACTCAGGGCCGAGCTCAACGGCATCGTCCAGCCCGGCCTGGCGCTCATCGCCGAGCGTGCCGAACCCCCGCGCCTGCGAAGGCTTATCAAGGCAGTCACGCGGGCGCTTCTGCCACAGGTCCAGCGGACCTTTACAACCCTGACCGATGACCAGGTATGGCACTTCTGGCTGCCGGAGATGTCGGCTATCGACTTCGATCAGCCGTCCGAAATCGACTCACTGGTCGTGCGCCAGTCCAGTGAGGAGATAAGGCGCATGTTGGACGCGCATCTCATCGACGATCCATGGTTCGAGGTGGCGACAGAATGGGAGAAGGCGCAAATCCTCCGCATCTTCGCCGCCGCCTACGCCGTGGGCCTCGAAAACACGGCCCTCGACATCATCCGTTCGCTGTACGAGGAGGGGCTTCGCTCCAGTCCAGAACTGATTGGCCTCAGTTTCAACCTGACCAACCGAAGGACGCTCAGACTCCTGGAGAGCCGGGCGGCTGAGTTGGTCACGAACGTAGACGCGGGCACCAAGACGTTCATCCGCCGCGTCGTTGTGGCGGGTACCCGCCAGGGTCTGGCCTCGCCGACCATCGCGCAGGCCATCCGGGAAGGTGCCAGCGCCGAAGCCATACTCACCCGTGAGGGGTTCATCGAGGAAGTGGTCAGGCTCATCCAGAACGGCCTGATCGAGATGACCGAGACACGGGCGAACTCGATTGTCAATACCGAAATCAGCCGGGCCGAGAACGAAGGCAAGTTGGCACAGATAGTCGCCTCCGGCATGAAGTTGAAGTCATGGGTCCACCTGGGCAAGCGGGGCGTTACCAAGAAGGGCAACATCCACCCCTGCCCTGTGTGCGAGGGCAACGAGAAACTCGGACTCGTCCCCATCGACTACGTCTACAGAACGGTCTTTCCCGAAGGTGCGCAGACGCCACCGGGCCATCCGAGCGTCTGCCACTGCGCCGTCCAATTCAGCGAACAGGAAATGCTGAACCTCGGGCGAGACTACCGACCCTGGACAGGAAAGTAGGGCGGCGGGCCGCGCGGGAGGCCCGACGCCATAGGAGAGCACGATGAGTAAGAAGCGAGAGAGGCCGACCCCGGATGGAACCCCTGGCCCGACGCCGCAGGAAGCACCTTTGCCCGAAGTGTTGACGCGGGAGTCGGCGTTCACTGACCTCTACCACGTTACCCGCACTTTAGGTCCCTTCACCCAGGGGGACGAGATTTGGTCCTCGGAGGAAGCCTCCAAGGAACTGATGAAGAGGTTTGCCAAGGGATACGACCTGGTTGACGTGGAGACCATGGGCACTTGGCCGCAGGGTGGCGTTTACGTCCTGTGGCTTCTGGGCAAACCCGTCGACGGCCCCCGCAAGCTCGCGGAGATTCACCACGTCGTCCGCACCGTGAGCGGGATGGGCCAAGGTGGTTCCGTTACCGGCTTCCAGGCGGACGCCTACATCACGTCCTACATCAAGGACGGATGGCGGCTGTTCAACGACAAGGTCATACCGCTGGGCCTCTCGCCCGCGGGCGTGACCCTGCTATGGGTTCTGGTTCGATGAACTTCGTTGTGCTGGCTACGTTGGGTAGGCTGCTCGTCTGGGTGGTCCAGACGAGCGGCCCCACCCGGCGGTTCTGGAGCCTGCATCCGTTCCTGACCGAGTTGGGCGAGTGCGACTTCTGTGTGGGTTGCTGGGTATTCTCACTCCTGGCGTGGCCCCTGGCGGTCAATCTCATAGGACCGGTATATATACCGGTCCTCAGCGAAGTCGTGACCGGCATAGCATTCAGTTTTATCTCCCACCTGGCGTCCGCGGGATGGCGGGCCAAGTGGGGGACCGAAGTGCTTGACTGAGGCCAAATGGCACTGGATAGGTACGGCGACGTGCTCCCCCGGAGCATTCTCAAACCG